CCGTCGGACGGACGTTTCCGCTGACGCGGGGGGGTATCCCCCTTTTTCTTTTTCTATTTCTATTTCTAATACCCTCACACTCACTCCCCACCTTTTCACATGACACACTGCGTCAAGCTACATTCTCCCCCTTAGAATATGCTCCCAGCATGAGGGACTCCGATATTCTCAAGACCATGCTAAGTCGCAAGCTCGATGTACCGCCCCGGCTCTGGACCTATGCCATGCTGGTTGGTGATGCCCGTGGCCGCAGCAATGATGGCCGCAGGAACAAGATTGGTTTCACCAAGAAGCTTGGTCGGCATACTGATTTGATAGGTGCCTTTTCGGAGGTGTTTGTTTACTATGCCTTTCTGAACATGGGTGGCTCAGAGGAGTTGTTGTCAGCACTGCGGCAGAACATATTTGACCCTCGCGGCGGAACAGCGACCAGCGATGTAGATCTTGTGGTGGATGGCAATCGCCTGGATATAAAGTCTTTTGACTGTGCCCCGAATAAAAAATTTTTTGCGATTAACAAGCGTAAGCATCGCGCCCTTGCCGGTAAGTGCGACCACTACCTTTGCATGCTAGTACTGCCCTTTGGCAAGCACGCCGTTCTGACGAACCTGGTTAAGTGGTCATCGGTGAGCGAGTGGGAGGAGCGCGACTTCATCAACTCTGGTAACCCGGCGCTAATTCTTCCGATTGATAAATTCCGCAAAGAGTACCTGCCATACAGCAAGTGCAAGATGGACAAGGTGCATGACAAAGAAGAGGTTCGAAACATGTGCGATGATGCGCAGTTAAGGCATCAGCTACGGTCTCATTTCACTGGTCTTGAGGGCTGGGTCTAGCACGCACCAAAAATGTACGCTACCCTGAACCGATGGCAGACAAACTCGTAGACATGAAGAAGTTGGTGGCTCGGTACGAGACTAATGCGTTCGGAGCACTGAGCAAGCAAGACAAGGCCAACTTGGCTGAGGATGTTGATGCAGCCCTCGCTACAGAGGCTGGCAGCATTAAGATGAACGCTCAGCCAGTCGAAGCCCGGTACCTACCAAGACTGGCAGATATTCAGCAAAATATTTATTCGGTGCTGGAAAGTGAGAGTAGGAAGTTGGCTGATGCCAGTGTCCGACGCTATCACGAGACGCTGAGCGCGGAAGAAGTAAAGTTACTTGGAGTGGTTACAAGGAGTCTTTGTCAGCTTGGAGACCTTGAAAGGGGCTTGCGGCAAAACGACCAACTCAGTAGCATGAGCGATGAAGATCTTCAGAGATTGGCTGGGGAAGCTTTTAAGCAACTGGAGACTAAGGGGCAAAAGAAATAATGGCGCTAGCACAAGAGAGACGACTGCCAATTCGTATCCGCGTGGCTGATGCGTCCGATGCGCCGATGATTTACTCGAACTGGCTCAAGTCGTACCACGGCCAGAACAAATCGATACCGAAAGCGGTGATGAACAAGTTACATCGCCAGGTTGTGGGCAGACTTTTGAGCGAAGCCCATACAGTCGTCGCGGTCATAGACTTGCCGGACATGGATGATGAGTTCTGTGGCTGGCTATGTGCAGACCGTACCGATAGATTTTTTATATGTCACTGGGGTTATGTGAAGCGTGAATACAGAACCTTTGGCGTAATGACAGCAATGCTTAATGCGTTTGATTACAAGCGCGGTGAGCCAACGCTGGCTAGTCATGATTTTGTTCTCCGTAAAGACCTTCGGCGGCACAACATTAGCCTTGTCCCGCATCTCTGCCATGAAGGCGGACTAGAGCAGGTCAACAAACTCTACAATGGAGAACTCAATGCAGTCAGTTAAGCTCAAATGTATCATGATTAGCGACAATGCCCGCCCGGTATTCAATCAACGCTTTATCGACGTCACTACAAACCCTCAGTTTAAGCTTGAACTCATGGGTAATTGGATTTCGGTCAAATTAGGCGACTCAGACCCGCGTTTTGTGCCCGTGGCTAACATCTCATGGATGGGGCCGCTAAATTCTGCTGATATGGCCCCAAAAGAGACCCCAAAACGGGGTCGAAAACCCAAAATCAAGGCGGTAGCCGATGAGCCAACAAAACAAGCAGTATGATGCGCGTCAGGTACTAAAAGAGTACCTAAAACGGCATGGTGACCTGTCCGAGCTACGGGATGAGAACCCAGATGCCGAAAATCGCTCATTTGCTTGGCATAAGCACCTCTTACCGCAGCAAATGGAATATATTACCGACGAATCGCGCCTAAAAACGGCCCTTTGTAGTCGTCGAGCGGGTAAGACTTATGCATCTTGCTATTATCTCATCGAAACATGCATGAAATTTGCGGAATCGACGTGCGCATACATCGCATTGACCCGTTCGAGCGCAAAGAAGCTCATGTGGGCCGAATTGCAGCGTGCAAACCGCAAATATTACCTAAATATTCACTTCAATAACTCGGAATTGACTGCGACTTTTCCAAATCACAGTCAGCTTATTCTTACTGGTGCTAACGATGAAGCTGACATTGATAAGCTACGTGGCCTTAAATATCAGTTGGTTATTCTCGATGAGGCCGGGTCTTTTGGTCGCCACATTGATGCACTGGTCGAAGAAGTACTCGAACCGGCGCTAATTGACTGCGATGGCACCTTGGCAATGATTGGTACGCCCACTGCGGCGTGTAGTGGGTTTTTCTATGAAGCATCGACAGGACTTCGGCCCGGATTCAGTCAGCATCACTGGACCATTCTCGAAAACTCATACATCCCACACGCTGGAGAGTATCTCGACAAGAAGCGCGAGTCCAAAGGCTGGGGAGATGACAATCCAGTATACCTCAGAGAGTGGTGCGGACGTTGGGTTAGGTCAGACGATTCGCTTGTGTACCGATATCACAGCCACAACATTGTTGACGGCCTCCCCGACGACCATGATTTCGAATACATCCTTGGGGTCGACCTTGGATACCACGATGCAACTGCCTTCGTCGTCATGGCTTATAGTCGAGACCTACCGTATGTCTTCATCGTCGATTGCCAAAAGCAATCCAAGATGCTGCCAACCGACATTGCAGAGCGAATCGGTGATCTTGCCGACGAGTACGACTTTACCAGAATCGTCGCCGACACCGGCGGATTGGGTAAGTCTATTGTTGAAGAGTTTAAGGTTCGCTACGGGCTCCCTATTTACCCGGCGGAAAAAACCAAGAAGATGAGCTACATCGATATGATGAACTCAGACTTGGCCGATGGCATCCTCAAGGTAGTACAAGGGTCTGACATTTTAGACGAGTGGCAGAATCTTCAATGGGATGAAGACCACCGCAAAGAAGACGGACGTTTCGAGAACCACCTTGCCGATGCTGCGCTTTACGCCTGGCGAGAGTGCAGGCACTATAGATACGAGGCACCGATAGAGCCTCCTAAGTATGGTACTCCAGAGTACTGGGAGATGATTGAGGACAAGCATTGGGCTGAGTCAGCAAGGAATCTCGACCGTAACGAATCAGATAGATGGTGGGCTGCGGGCACATCGATTGAGAGGCTGCAATGATAGGCAAGAGCGCGTACATGGATCAAAAGTTTTGGTGGGAATCTGAAGAGGATAACCCTCAGGAGTTGATTTACTCACTCCTTGAGAACCTTAAAGACCGAATTGAGACACGTGCGGACCACGATATTTTGCATCTGTCCCTATTTGAGAACTACTACAACAACGCGCTAAACCCCGCAGGATACAAAACTGGCACGCTTTTCGACGATGACCGCGTTACCTTCAACGTCATCGCGTCGTGTTGTAATACGGTCACGGCTAAGATTGCCAAAACGAGACCGCGCCCAATCTTCTTAACAAGTGGTGGCGACTTCAGCCTGAAGCGTAAGGCTAAGCTTCTGACTAAGTTTGTTGATGGGATGTTCTACCAGGTTGACCTTTACAACGTGATGCAGCGAGTATTTCTCGATAGCTGCGTCTTCGGCACCGGTGTGCTTAAGGTGTTCATTGAGGACAATCAGGTCAAGGTAGAGCGCGTCTTCCCTAGCGAGATTATCGTTGATGAGTATGAGGCTCGCTATGGTGATCCTCGCTCTATGTTTCAGCGTAAGGTTATGCCTCGTGAAGTAGTGGCAGGACTGTTCCCGAACCACCAAGAAGAGATTGCGGCAGCAGCGCCATGCGACCCAGAGGACCGTAGCTATAATACCGGTGACATGATTGAGGTTATCGAGGCTTGGCATATCCCGTCTGTCTCTGGTGGTGACGATGGCCGACATGTTATCTGCATCGACAATGCGACGCTCTTTGACGAGAAGTATGAGAAAGATTACTTTCCATTTGTAACTCTCCGATGGACGCGTCGTATGCTGGGCTTCTATGGCCAAGGTCTGGCTGAGCAACTCCGTGGCATCCAAGCAGAGATTAACCAATTGCTTCTCAACATCCAGGAGCAGATGAATCTCGCTACACCGAAGGTGTTCTTGGAGCGCGGTTCGCAGGTAGCCAAAGAGCAGATTAACAACCAGACTTGGGGCATCATCGAATACGAAGGTCAGCCACCGCGTTTCTTCGTGCCTCAGACTGTGGCGGGCGAAGTGTTTAGTCACCTCGACCGACTCTACAACCGAGCGTATGAAATTTCTGGCATCAGTCAGTTGTCTGCGACAAGCCTTAAGCCTGCGGGTCTGGAATCTGGCGTTGCCCTGCGTGAGTACAGTGACATTGAGACCGAGCGTTTTGTCATTGTTGGGCAGGCATATGAGGCGGCATTCCTAGAGGTTGCGCGTCAGATGATTGACCTGGCTAAAGATGTATCTGAGCAAGGCAAAACCTACGAAGTTATTTCGTATGGCGATAAAGACATAGAGAAGATAAAGTGGTCGGAAATTAAACTGCGTGAAGACCAGTATCGGATGAAAGTTTATCCGGCGAGTCTTCTCCCGACCACGCCAGCCGCACGCCTACAGACAGTCATTGAAATGTCTCAGGCAGGTTTGCTTGATAAGGCGGAGACTCGTAGTCTTCTGGATTTCCCTGATATTGAGCAATACAATCGCTTGGCTACAGCACCACTAGATGAAGCTGAGATGTTGGTCGAAGAGATATTGGAGAAGGGTAAATATCACCCACCTGAGCCTTTCAGTAATCTCCAACTTCACCTACAGTTCTTTCAGCGGGCTTATATTGAGGCCAAGATAAACGGTGCCCCGGAAGATCGTTTAGCCATGATGCGTCAATATATGCAGAGTTGCTTTCAGCTTCTCCAGCCACCGGAGCCGCCTGTCGCTGCCATGCCAGGAGGGCCAACCCCAGTACCCGGTGGTCCCGCCCCTACCGAACTAACGCCTACGGCAACACCGCCGAAGGAAGCCATTGACGTGCTGGCAGAAGCAGAATTGCCAGCCCCACAAGTAACTGGTGCCACGCAAGAAGGTGTGCCAGTTTAAGGAGAGAGTATGACTGAAGAGGGTCAAGTTGCAGAAGAGGTTCAACCAATTCCTGATATGGGAGAATCTTCTGGAGGAGCTGATGGAGGAGCCTCTGGAGGAGGAGACGTTCCACATGAAACAACTGGAGCGGATGATAATAACGATGGAGTGGAGAGCAGCGATGCAGGAACTCCGCCCGAACCAGCGCCCGACCCGTTCTCTCGAAGATTTGCCCAACTAGCTCGCGAGCAGAAAAAGCTTCGGCAAGAGCGCGAGGAGATGAAGCGCGTTCAACAGGAGTTGGACTCTCGCAAGGGCACGGTTTCATCGTTTGATGACCTACAGAAACTTGCACGTGAGAATCCTTACGAAGTCATGCAGAAACTAGGGCTAGACTACGAAGCTCTTAGCCGACAAGTCCTACAAGATGGCGAGATTACCCCTGAGCAGAAGATGGCAGGGGAGATGAAGCGTCTTCGAGATGAGATTGAGTCGATGAAAGCGGAGCGAGCAGAGCTTGTGAAGCAGGAAGAGGCGAAGAAATATCAGGACACTTACGGTCGTTTTGTTGACGAGATTAAAACTTTTGTGGACAATACAAATGAGTTCGACTTCGTTA